ACACCCCGGTAGACGACAACCTGTTCTAAGCCCCCACAAGCCCCTAGGAGATGCTTTGCGCTATGGTGACCCTCATCAGAGAACAAAACGCCTCCTAGGGGCATTACCGCTCCAAGAAACCACTAGCCATGGAAGACCTAGAGTACGCACTACGCATGATACCGCCCTCCTATCGGGATTGGGTAGTCCGTAGCGTTCGATCCGGTAGTGCCTCACCAGAACAGGTAGCCGCTAGGTTTTCCATGTCGGACACTGACCCGGCCTACAAGCTCATCATCCGAGGCTTTGAGCATATTCGTATTGCTCCGGAGTCATATCTTAATGCAATGGTTGAGAAGGTAATGAACTAAGTATAGTTATACTCTAAGTATATATGTCTAATAAGATCAAATCAGTGGATATAATCGAGAAACCACCGTCGGTACATGTCACCTGCTATGCTTATGGTGATATGCACTCTGCGGTGCTCACCTCTTGGATAGATCTCGCTAATTACTTTGCACAACGTACTCGCTACGCTGCTTTGCGTACTATCCGTGAAGATGCATTGATCTCTCGATCTAGGTGTAGAGCCACCAAGTTCTTCCTCGATGATGACAAGGACGTCTGGATCCAGTTGGACCATGACATCCAGTTCGGCACCGCGGACCTGATGATCATGGCTGACCTAGCGCACAAGCACCAAGCTGCGGTGTGCATGCCCTATTCCTGCAGAGCACTACCCCCAAGGCCAGCCTATCGTCCCAAGCCCGAGGCTACTCCACTGGAGGATGAACCGAGCCTGACACCCATCCTGTTCTTTGCCTCAGGTGCCGTAGCGATACCGAGAAAGGCTCTGGAGAAGTCCTTGGAGATCCTAGCCACCGAAGCTGTCCCACATCCCTACCGCATAGATTGGGCTAACGATGAGATGGCAGGCATGTTCCCCACACTCTGGATGCCATTCCTCCTCGAATGCGACAAAGGTAAGGACTACCTCTCCGAGGACTACGCAGCCTCAGCCCGCCTAATGCTCGCTGGGGTCAAGCAGTACATGTATACCCCGCAAGAACGCCTGCGTCACTGGGGTGACTTCAACTTCACGCTCTAATGGGCAAACCCACCAAAGAGGTATCTCAGAAGACTCTAGCCAAGCTGGCCAACACGGACCGGAACATGGTTTCTTGGGCCCTGCGTGACGATCCACGCTGTCCGAAGGCTCTTGCGGATAAGATCAAGGCCATAGCCGAAGAACACGACTACAAGGTCACCAACCACCCCGGACAGCATCACAACTCCAAGCTTACCCAAGACATCGCAGATACCGTCGTGGAAGGTGTCCTGACCAACAAGTCGCTCGCCAAGATCTCGGATGAGACTGGGCTATGCCAAGGCACTGCGTTCAAGCTGGTTAGAGGCGTCAAGGTGCCACAGGACTACCCGGACAATGAAGAGGCTTGGCGGACAGATGTAACAGGGTTCCTAGAGGTGGCGATATGGAAGGGTACTCGTAGATTGGCAGATACGGCGATCGAGGAGATAGATAGTAGGACTTTACCCATATCGCTGGCTGTGGCCATTGATAAGTTAAACACATTAAAGGGCCAACCCACCAGTATACACGCTTCTTTATCGTTAACGGCCAACCACCGTGACCTAATGAAGGAGCTGGGCACCAAGGGCCAACAGGACGTCGTCGAGGTCGAGACCAACGCTGAGGTGCTTCCCGAGGGCTCGTGACTACAGTGTACAATAGGTATTATATTTAATTGAGAGGATCTGATGCCAAGCATTAGCCAGTATCATCGTGAAGAATCCGAGTCGGTCATACCAGATGCTCAGGGCATAGGGGGGGAGGGGGTCGAGCATTCGGCGAGGCGCTCAACGGTGACGCATTCCCCAATCGAAAAAAACTTTGCAAACCGTCCCCTTCGCCAGTCCAAGTTCCTCCCTCGCAAGTGCCTGATCTGCTCCCGGTCGTTTACCCCGGACCGCGAGACTGGCCGGTTCTGCTCCGAGAAGCATCAGATCGAGTGGAACAACAGTCAGCCGGAGCATCCGGTTATCCCGAAGGTCAGCGCGCAGCATCCTAGGGCCTTGGAGCTACGCGACCAGCGTACCCAACTGTGTCTCTTGGAGAAGGCGGATCCCTTCACCTACGGCTTCGTGCCGGACCACTGGGAGCTGGCCAACAAGGTATGGGCTGAGTGTAGCGAGTTGCTGATCTCCGGTGGCAACCGGGCTGGGAAGACCCTATGGGCGGCGCGTAGGGTGGTGGAGACGCTGCTGAGCAAGGAGAACTGCAACGTGCTCTGCTGCCATACGAGCAACGCCACGAGTGTCACAGTGCAGCAGCCAGCTATCTACCAGTACCTACCGGTGGCTTTGAAGGCTACGAAGAAGGGGAAGATCCACTACCTTAACTACTCAAGGAAGAACGGCTTCACGGACGGCTCCTTCATCCTGCCTAACGGCTCCCGCTGCGACTTCCTGAACTACACGCAGTCTGAGAACACCATCGAAGGCCGTGAGGCGGATCTGATCTGGTGCGACGAGCTGGTCCCGCAGAGCTGGGTAGATACGCTGAGGTACCGATTGGTTACACGTAGGGGTAAGCTGCTGGTGACTCAGACTCCGCTGGAGGGTGTGGCGAGCGTGTACAAGGAGTTCACTGGGGGTGCGGCGATTACAGAGTGGCACAAGGGGCAGATGCTGGTGGGGAAGCAGGGATTGCCCACTTGGCCTATGGGCAAGGCTCCTAGGGTGATGCGGCTGGAAAAGATGAATCGGAGCACGGTCTTCTTCTACTCCGAGGACAACCCTTACAACCCTTGGGACGAGATGAAGTCCAAGCTAGTGGGTGCGCCGATGGGGCAGATACTGACGCGTGCCTATGGCTGGGCGAGTGACAACATCGGCAAGGCATTTGCGAGGTTCAGGCCGGAGACGCACTGCATCCCTCGAAGCAAGATTCCGGATGGTGGTACGTTGTACATGGTCTGCGACCCGGCTGGCAGCCGTAACTGGTACTGCCTGTGGCTGCTGGTCTACGAGGATGGACGGAAGGTGGTGGTGCGTGAGTTCCCGGACTTCATCGGGTACGGCGAGTGGGCGCTGCCATCAGAGAAGGCGGATGGGAAGCCGGGTGCGGCGCAGACGTTGGAGGCTGGGCGAAGCGTGATCGAGTACCGGCAGTTGTTCCGGACCATCGAGGAGGAGATTGGCCGTGGGGAGCCGGTGATGCGGTTGATTGACCCAAGAGCTGGTGGCAGCCCGGCGTTGAGCGAGCAGGGTGGTACGACCTTGATCGACCTACTGGCCGAGCCTAGCGATCAGGACGATGGCATGGCGTTCATCCCTGCCCCGGGTGTGCCCGTGGATCAGAGGACTGCGGCGATCAACTCGGACCTGAGTTACGACGCTACAAAGCCGCTCACGTCGTTGAATGAGCCGAGGCTCTACGTGGTGGACGACCTGCACAATCTGATCTGGTGCATGTCAGAGCATACTGGACGGGATGGCCAGAAAGGCGCATCCAAGGATCCGATCGACTGCTTGGGCATGTTGCTTATCTCCAAGATCGAGCATGTGGGTGCCGGTGGGCTGGATAGCTACGGCGGAGGGGGGTATTAGCATTGCTTTTTCAGTGCAAACAGACCAAAGGGCTTCGGATGAATTACGCAACGAGCTATAAGACCAGTGGTGATGCAATGGCGCATGTGGGTGACGCGCCGGACGTGGGTGCGTTGAACGAGGAGCTGCGTCGTGCGGCAACGGACTATGGTCTTGGGACTCGGGTTGGTCAGGCTGAGAACACCCGATACTGCCGATGGGACGGTCAGAGCGGGGACGGCAAGAAGTGGAATGACAACCAGCCCAACGGGAAGATGGCGTTCCCTTGGGACGGTGCGTCCGATACGCGGATTCCGCTGGCTGACGAGGTGGTGAACGGTTTGGTGGATGTGTGCTCCACAGCCTTCTGGCGTTCGATGCTGCGCGTGGCTCCGACCAACGTGCGGAATCTGGACACCGCGGTGACCGCGCACTCGCTGATGGACTGGGTGATGAATCAGAAGCTCTACACGGACATGACCCGTGAGGTGGAGCTGCTGAGTCAGTACCTGTGGACCTATGGTTGGGCGGGTGTGCATGTCTCGTGGCAGCAGGAAATTGGGCAGAAGGAGCAATACGTCACGGTTGAGCAACTCATCCAGATTGCGGCGCAGAGCCCTCAAGGCAGCGTTCTGGCGGACCTGCCGAATCTGTTGGCAAATCCGGATGCCACTGATCAGTTGGCCGAGCTTCTCATGGCCGCCTTCCCGAATCTCAAGAAGCGCAAGGCTCTGGAGTGCGTGAAGGATCTGCGTGAGGAGGGTGAGTGCGAAATCTACGTGCCGACGTTGGTGAAGAACTCTCCGAGCGTTGCTGCATTGGCTCCCTATGACGAGCTGGCGTTCCCTCCTGAGACGACCGACATCCAGAGCGCGCGTGTGGTTTTCCGCCGCTGCTACATGACCGAGATCGAGGTGATGCAGCATGTCGAGACGGACGACTGGGACGAGGAATGGGCCAAGCAGGCGATTGCTACACGCGGACGGTTCAGCAACTTCAGCGACTACACTTACACGATCGGGCTGACCAACAACGCGGTGCTGGACCGTGAGAACCTGATCGAGGTGGTGTACGCCTACCAGAAGGCGTTGGATGAAGACGGTGTCCCGGGCGTTTACTGTACAGTATTCTGTCCACAAGTGGGTGATTCGTGGGGCAAGTTCGAGCTGATCGACTACGAGCACGGTCAGTATCCGTTCATCGTGTGGCGTAGCGAGGTGATCCACAGGAAGATCGTTGAGAGCCGTGGTGTTCCTGAGATCTGCGCGACGTGGCAGAACGAGATCAAGGCCCAGCGCGACTCGATCTTCGACTACACGAGCCTCAACACGATTCCGCCGATCCAAGTGCCGAAGACTAGGGGCGGAAACCTGCGTCTTGGGCCTGCGGTGCAGATTCCGGTGCTGCGTCCGGGTGAGATCTCGTTCATGCAGCCGCCTGCCCGGGAGCCGAGCGTTGCATTTAACCTCATCGCAGCCATCGAGACGCAGGTGGACCGGTACTTTGGTCGTCCAACAGAGAAGGTTCCGCCTGCTTTGACTCAGATGCGGCAGCAGAGGCTCGTGAACAACTGGCTGCACGGCTGGACCGAGGCGTTCCGGCAGGTCCTGAGCCTCACGTTGCAGTACACCGGGCCAGAGGAAGTGGCTCGCATCACCGGCAGCAACGTTCCTCTGAGCACCAACGTCCAAGAGTTCGATGTTTCGCTAAAGTTCGACGTGCGCGAGCTGCAGACCGACCTTGTGACCGAGAAACTCAAGGCGCTTTCAAGCCTCGTGCTGCCGCTGGACAGCGTGGGCGTGGTGGATCGCACCAAACTCGTTGGTTTGGCGCTGCGTGCGATTGATCCGACGCTGGCTAATGAGCTTATCATGCAGGCTGGACCGGCCTCGCAGAAGATGTTCGACGAGACCAACGACGAACTTGGTCTGATGAGCCTTGGAAATCCGCCCAAGCTGCGTGAGAACGATCCTACAGCTCAAGCAAGGCTTAACTTCGCGCAGCAGATCCTGCAGGCGAACCCGAAATACCAGCAGCAGGCTCAACAGGATCCGTTGTTCCAAGCCAATCTGCAGAAGTATGTGGAGAACCTGCAATTCAGCGTACAACAGCAGCAAAACGCGGTCACTGGGCGTCTTGGCGTGCAACCCGGATCGGCTCCCCAATGAGAATGACTGACGAACAGCTCAAGATGGCGCTGGGCGGTGTGGGTGAACATGAGCCGGTGCTGCGTGCATTGCGGCAGGTGCTGAATGAATTGATTGCTGACGAGGTGTCCGCAGCGATCAACTCGGCATTGACTCCAGAAGCGAGGGCATACAACTGCGGAAGGGCGGCTGCTCTATCGGATGCGCGCTCGTTCCTCGTTGAGATGGGTCTAAAGCTGGAAGCTCCCCAAGAATAATTGATTGACGTTAGCGATAACGGAGTCCATGAGGGCTTCAGCTTTCTGGGTTTAGCGTTAAACCCTGTCGTAGTATGCCCGACTTGCAGGGCCTAAAAAGCATGGAAGCAACACAAACCGGGGAAGCGACACCCTCCCAAAACACGGCACAACCGCTCAACCCGCTCCCGCTCGACACGGTGGCGTTGGCGAAACTGTTGGAGACTCGGTTCTCTGAGTCTCCGAAAGCTGTCGAGGAACCGGAACCAGCCGCTGCGAGTGCAGATGAGCCGGTTGCCGAGGAGTCAGCGTCCGAGACTGCTGAGACCGGGGAGGCGACACCCGTGGAGGATCCCGCTGAGGAGGAAACCACTCAGCAGACTGAAGACGCTACCGAGGACGAACCGGCTGGAGTCCAGAAGCGCATCAACAAGCT